ACACGTAGTACAAAGCGTGGTGTAATTGAAATCTATCCGAAGTTCATTATTAAGAAAAGCTCCGATCTGATGATTCGAGGTGGTGACTTCTACGCTATCTGGATTGAGGAACGAGGTTTATGGTCTACGGACGAACAAGATGCTTTGCAACTCATTGACCGTGAACTGGATAGATACGCAGAAGAAAGCCGCCAGAGCTTTGACTCTGAGATTAAAGTTCTTCACATGTGGGATGCGGAATCCGGAATGATTGATTCTTGGCATAAATATTGTCAGAAGCAAATGCGGGATTCTTTCCATATGCTGGACGACAAATTGATATTCTCCAACACAAAGACCGATAAAAAAGATTACGCCAGTAAAAAGCTGAAATATCCGCTTGAAGCTGGCGATTTGTCTGCTTATGACAAATTGATGTCTACTCTTTATTCGGAAACGGAAAGGCAAAAGCTAGAATGGGCGATCGGTTCTATTGTGTGCGGAGAATCGAAAAAACTGCAAAAATTTATGGTCCTGTACGGAGCTGCCGGAACTGGTAAATCTACAATCCTCAATATTATTCAGCAACTCTTCGAAGGATATTATTCGGTCTTTGATGCAAAAGCTCTTGGCTCATCCAGCAATTCATTTGCGTTAGAGGCGTTCAAGAGTAATCCTCTTGTGGCGATTCAGCATGACGGCGATCTGTCAAGGATTGAAGATAACACCAGATTGAACAGTTTGGTATCCCATGAGCTGATGACCGTGAACGAGAAGTTTAAATCAACTTATTCTAATCGATTCAAATGCTTTCTGTTTATGGGTACCAATAAGCCAGTAAAAATTACGGATGCGAAGTCCGGTTTAATTCGACGACTGATTGATGTGTCCCCCTCAGGAGATAAGTTGAGTCCGAAGGAATACAAAGCAACCATGAAACAAATCGAATTTGAATTGGGGGCGATTGCGTATCATTGCCAAGAGGTCTATTTGAACAATCCAGGTTTGTATGACGATTATATTCCTATTACAATGCTGGGGGCTTCCAACGATTTCTATAACTTCATCATTGACTCCTATCATGTGTTCAAACGTGAAAATGGTACAACCTTAAAGGCTGCCTGGGAGATGTATAAAACCTACTGTGATGAGGCAAAAGTGGGCTATCCATTTTCTCAGAGAGTTTTTAAGGAAGAACTGAAAAACTATTTCCACGATTACAAAGAGCGATTCAACATGGAGGATGGTTCGAGAGTGCGAAGCTATTATATCGGATTCCGGACTGAAAAATTTGAAGAGGAGACCATTGTGGAAAAGCCGGAAGAGAAGCCGTTAGTATTGCAGTTTAACGCAACCAAATCTATTTTTGATCAGGTGTGCTCCGATTGTCCGGCGCAGTATGCGACCGATAAGGAGACGCCTTCTATGAAATGGGACAAAGTAAAAACGAAGCTGTCCGATTTGGACACTTCTAAAATCCATTATGTTAAAGTCCCGGAAAACCATATAGTAATCGACTTTGATATTCCGGATAAAGATGGGAACAAATCTTTTGAACGGAATGTAGAAGAAGCGAGCAAATGGCCAGCGACTTATGCAGAGCTAAGTAAAAGCGGAAAGGGGGTTCATCTTCATTATATTTACACAGGAGATGTAAAAAAACTGAGTCGTATTTATGACGACCACATTGAAGTGAAAGTGTTCACGGGTAAAAGTTCATTACGAAGAAAACTTACGAAGTGTAATGATTTGCCTATCGCAACGATTAGCTCTGGTTTACCGACGAAAGGAGAAGACAAAATGGTAAATTTTGAGGCAATTAAAAGCGAGAAAGGGCTTAGAACACTGATTAAACGAAATCTGAATAAAGAAATTCATCCGGGTACTAAGCCTAGTATCGATTTTATCTACAAAATACTGGAGGATGCATACGCCAGTGATTTAAGCTACGATGTGACAGATATGCGAAATGCGGTTTTGGCATTTGCTGCAAATAGTACGCATCAGGCTGAATATTGTATCAAGCTGGTTAATAAAATGCAGTTTAAATCGGCAGACCCTTCCACAGCGGGGAGAAACGAAGAAGCAAAGCTGGTATTTTACGACATCGAAGTATTTCCGAACCTGTTCCTTGTAAACTGGAAAATCGAGGGTGAGGGAAAACCGGTTGTCCGTATGATTAACCCGACACCGACCGAGATTGAGGAATTGATGCGATTCCGTCTGGTTGGATTCAACTGTCGGCGATACGATAACCACATTCTGTATGCGAGACTTATGGGTTATACGAATGAGCAGCTTTATAATCTCTCGCAAAAGATAATCAGTGGAAGTCCAAATTGTTTCTTTGGAGAAGCTTACAATGTTTCCTATACAGATGTGTATGACTTTGCATCTGCCGGAAATAAAAAGAGCTTGAAAAAGCTAGAGATTGAGATGGGAATCCATCATCAGGAGCTTGGTCTTCCGTGGGATCAACCGGTTCCAGAGGAAATGTGGACTAAGGTTGCCGAATATTGTGATAACGATGTAATTGCAACCGAAGCAGCATTCCACTACCTAAAGGCTGATTGGACGGCTCGACAGATTCTGGCAGATTTGGCCGGTATGACAGTGAACGATACAACCAATACACTTACCCAGAAGATCATATTTGGAAATGAACGGAAACCACAGGATCAGTTCAATTACCGAAATCTGGCGGAGCCGGTACATTACCTTGATGAAGAAACCGAATCTTTCTTGGCTGAAGCGTGTCCTGAAATGATGGCGCAAACGCATGGCGACGAAGGAAGCCTTCTTCCATATTTTCCTGGATACAAGTATGAAAATGGAAAATCGACATATCGAGGAGAAGAGGTTGGAGAAGGCGGCTATGTTTACGCGGAACCTGGTATGTATGGAAATGTGGCATTGCTGGATATTTCCTCTATGCATCCTCACAGTGCAATCGCAGAAGTTCTGTTTGGTGTGAAATTTACAAGGGCCTTTCGGGATATTGTGGAAGGACGAGTCAGCATCAAACACGAAGCCTGGGATGAAGTCAATCATATGCTGGATGGAAAGCTGACTCCGTATATCCAGAAGGTTATTGACGGAGAGATGACGGCAAAAGATTTGGCAAATGCTTTGAAGACGGCAATCAATTCGGTATATGGCCTGACTTCTGCCAACTTCGAGAATCCGTTCCGTGATCCGAGAAATAAAGATAATATTGTGGCCAAACGAGGAGCTCTGTTCATGATCAACCTCAAGCACGAGGTGCAGGAACGGGGCTTTACTGTTGCCCACATTAAGACGGATTCCATCAAGATTCCAGATGCAACACCGGAAATTATCCAGTTTGTTATGGATTATGGGAAACGGTATGGATACACCTTTGAGCACGAGGCTACATACGACCGGATGTGCCTGGTAAATGACGCTGTCTATATCGCCAAGTATAAAGACGGAAAGTGGACGGCCACAGGAACTCAGTTCCAGATTCCTTATGTCTTCAAGAAGCTTTTCAGCGGAGAAGAGATTGTCTTTGAAGATATGTGCGAAACCAAGTCGGTAAGCAGCTCTTTATATTTGGACATGAACGAAGGACTTCCCGATGTGTCCGAATACGAAAAAGAATTTTCAAAAGCAGAGAGTGATTATCGTAAGGGATTGCTTTCCGACACGACGTTTGAAAAGACTTGCCAGTCGCTGAATCCAAAGATTGCAGAAGGCCACAATTATATTTTCATTGGACGAGTTGGACAGTTCTGTCCGATCAAATCTGGGGCTGGCGGCGGTCTGCTTATGCGTGAAAAAGACGGACGATATTATGCCGCTACTGGCTCAAAGGGGTATCGGTGGCTGGAATCTGAGATGGTGAAAGAACTCTCCAAAGAAGATTCTATTGACCGTTCTTATTATGACAAGCTTGTAGATGATGCAGTTGAAACCATATCCAAATACGGTGACTTCGAATGGTTTGTATCGGATGATCCTTATATTCCAAAGCCGAGGATGGAGGATTTTATGAACATCCCAGAAGACGCTGACGAAGAATTACCATTTAATTAAAGAAAAGGAGAAGTATCATGGCTTATAAAAACGTACCTAATATTGTTATTGAAAACGCTCGCATTATTTTTCGGAATTTCAGAGGAGAAGAATCTAAGTATAATCGGGCTGGTAATCGAAATTTTTGTGTTGTTATTGACGATCCAGAACAGGCTGAAAAGCTCTTAAATGATGGTTGGAACGTAAGAGTTTTACCACCGAGAGAGAAGGACGAAGAGCCAACCCATTATATCCAGGTGGCGGTCAGCTTTGAGAACATTCCGCCAAAGGTGGTTATGATTACAAGACGGAACAAGACACCTCTTGATGATGAGTCCATTTCTACTCTGGATTATGCGGAGATTCGCAATGTTGATTTGACGATTCGACCGTATTCTTGGGAAGTGAACGGTAAAACCGGCATCAAGGCTTATCTGAAAACGATGTATGTCACCATCGAAGAGGATGAATTTGCCGAGAAGTATGCAGAGGAAGAAGGTCCGGAAGAAATTCCGTTCCGCTGATAAGCGACGGATAGGGTGCCTGATATTGCCAGCAAGGTAAATGTCCTAAGGCTAGAGGAAACAGCCCTATATTTCTGAGAAAGGAGAAAAAGTATGGAATTTTGGAATCGGAAAAAGAAGCGAACCACAGCGAAACCGAAAATCAATGCTTCTGTTCCTAAACCAAAAGTAAACAGCGAAAAACAAGAATCAAGCATTCCGCCACAGCCTAAGAAAATGGACATACCAAAGCCGGATAAACTGCCGAAAAATGAGAATGTCAGGAAAGAGTTTCTAAAAGCTTTTCACCAGTTGACTTACCGGCACAGGCCATGGGATGTATGGCGGGATTTTATCATAATGTTTGCCTGTTCTTTATCGAATCCGATGGATAAATCCCACTATGAAGAACGGGAAAAACGATATTTGAAGATTATCAAAAAATACAATAAGCAGGAGCAAAAATTGTTTCCGGAATTAGCTGCCTATGTGGTTATGGCTTTGGAAGATAATCCAGAGCAGGACTTCTTAGGCAGTGTTTTTATGGAATTGAATCTGGGTAACAAATCGACCAGTCAGTTCTTTACCCCCTATCATATCTGTGAGCTGATGGCAAAAGTAACGGAAGAAGATGTGGCGGCCATCGTAAAAGAAAAAGGCTATATCACGATTAACGATCCCTGCTGTGGTGCCGGGGCAACGCTGATTGCGGCAGTTAATGAGGCCAGAAAGCAATTGGAAAAGGTAAATCTGAACTTCCAGAATCATGTTCTGGTTGCTGCTCAGGATATTGATGAAACCGTTGCTTTGATGTGTTACATTCAGCTTTCTCTTCTTGGAGTAGCCGCATACATCAAGGTAGGCAACTCGCTTACCGAACCAATGTCTACGGACGATAACGGAGAGAACTATTGGTTTACCGTAATGTATTTTTCGGATGTGTGGGCTATGAGAAGATTGTTTCACAAGATATGAAAGGATGGGTAGTATGGTAAAGTCTGTACAATTAAGGAAAGAAGACTGTTATTGTGATTTGACCAAATTCTATGAAAATGTGGCTCGAAAAATACCGGCGGAGATAACGGATAAAACTTGTTTCGACTGTCGGAAAATTTGCGTCACAAAATCAGTCCAAGAAGCTCTATGGTCGTATTATCGTGACGAAAAAGAAAAGACCGACGAGCAGATTGCTACGATGTTGTTGGGATACGGGCCGAAGGCAAACTTGGAAGAGCATGGTATTCTGGAATATCGGGCTGAGGTTGAAGATGGATTCATAGTATGTGAGGAGGGATAGACGTGAATGGCCGTTAAACTATATGACTACCAGATAGCAGCCGTTGAAAAAATGAGAAATGGCTGTATTCTGTGCGGCGGCGTTGGAAGCGGAAAGTCCAGAACAGCGTTGGCTTATTACTATCTTCAGAATGGAGGAAATCCAGATTGTTTGATGGGACTTGAGGATTATGTTGCGATGGACGATCCCCCAAAGGACTTATACATCATCACAACAGCCAGAAAGCGAGACACGATGGAATGGGAGGGTGATCTTTCGCCTTTCCTTCTTTCGGTTCACGAGGATGTTAATTTATATTCAAATCAGGTTATCGTGGATTCCTGGAATAATATCAAGAAGTATGCCGATGTGAAGGATGCTTTCTTTATATTTGACGAGCAGAGAGTAATCGGTTCCGGGGCTTGGGTGAAGGCATTCCTGAAAATCACCAAATCAAACCAATGGATTCTATTATCTGCAACTCCGGGAGATACCTGGCAGGATTATATTCCGGTATTCATTGCAAATGGGTTTTACAAAAATCGGACAGAATTCATCCAAGAACATGTGGTTTATAGTCGATTCAGTAAATACCCAAAGATTGACCGATATTTGAATACAGGAAGACTGATTCGACTCAGGAATCGAATCCTGGTAAACATGGATTTCAAGCGCCAGACGGTTTCTCATCACGAAGATGTGTTTGTCAAATATGATGTGGAAAAATACAGAGACGCTGGACGAACCAGATGGGACCCATTTAAAAACGAGCCGATTACAAATGCTGCTGGTCTTTGTTATATATGGCGAAAAATTGTAAATACGGATGAGTCACGGCAGATTGCCTTGATGGAGATTGTAGAGAAGCATCCGAGAGCCATTATATTTTACAACTTCGATTATGAACTGGAGCTTTTAAAGGGACTGTTTCAAATTTATGAGGACGATGGAGTTTTTGAAATTGCAGAGTGGAATGGCCATAAGCACCAGCCGATTCCGGAGTCAAAAAATTGGGTGTATCTTGTCCAATACAATGCCGGAGCCGAAGGCTGGAACTGCATCAAGACTGATACTATTATATTCTACTCTCAGAACTATTCCTATAAGATTATGAAACAATCTGCGGGTCGGATAGATAGGCTAAATACGCCGTTCAAGGATCTGTATTACTATCATTTGAAATCTCGGAGCGGGATTGATTTGGGGATCAGCAGGTCTTTGAAGGATAAAAAGGATTTCAACGAGACAAAGTTTGTAAAATGGTCTGGGAATACTCCATCGAAAACGGCAGCTTAGGTAGGTGAAAAGATTATGAACGAAGAATATTTGGAAGTGGATTTTAAAAAGTATTGCAAAACTTGTAAACATAAAGAATTGGGAGAGAAATTCGACCCATGTAATGAATGTCTGGATTATGGGTATAATCTCAATTCTCACAAACCTGTAATGTGGGAGGAAAAGAAAAAATGAGCTACCAATACGATCGATATTTGGCGCAGCATAAATCTAACGTTGAAGCAGGATTTCGCTGGTTACAGAAAAATCTCCCCGAGATCACGGAGGGCAGTGGTGCGGAGCATAATATCGTATTTGCACATGATCAATCTAAAACGGAGCCCGATGAATACGGCCCATATGATATTTACTTTTATGGAGGAAATCGCTCTTATGCGGTAGTTGAGGATTTTCGAAAAGCTTGGTTACTGCACATTCATCGAAACCCCCATCATTGGCAGTATTGGATACTGATTAACGATGATCCGGAAGAAGGCGAAATCGTTTTAGAGATGCCCTACTGCTATATTCTGGAGATGATTTGCGATTGGTGGTCCTTTAGTTGGTTTAAAGGAAACTTGCTGGAAATTTTCTCCTGGTATGAAGAACACAAAAATTATATAAAGCTGCATCCCAATACGAGAAAATTGGTGGAGGATATTTTATCCCGTATCCAAAATAAGCTTGGGGAGGTAATGGCGAATGAAATCAACAGATAGCGTGATTGTGAGTTGGGATTTTTCCCATGGAAAAGACGTTGGTGTTCTGATTGTCGGAAAACAGGAGAAAGGAAAAGTCGAAATCATCAACGCCTATCAGGGAGAAGAAGCCAAAGCACTTTATCAAAAGTTGGTATTCCCTAAATCAAAGAAGACCAGCTTTAGCAAGGAGAAAACCACATGAAGCAACCGAAAAAAATAACCAGAGAGCAAAAAGAATGTTTGTCAGCTCATTATCTTAATTGTAAAGACTGGATGCTGGTTGAAGAGACCGAATTCTATTACCGCATCATTAACAAAAATACGGGTGTGATAAAGAGTGTAGATAAATTTAGAAGAATAAGGAGGAGAAAACGAGATGTCGGATATTCTGGTAGTTAAAGTAAATATGTTTTGTCGTTCCAGAGAGTTGAACGATATTCGTCGATACATACTTTCCCAAATAGAAAATGGAAAGGTTGTTGTGTTACCTGCTTATTGCGATGCGCAGATTGTTCCGGATGATATTGAAATTCGAGTTGAAGATCTCTTCGGAGATAAAAGCAAAGGAGACCATCACTATGGAAATTCTTCCACCCAAATATCAAAAGTATAGAATGTTTCCTCAATTACAACAAAATGATGAAAACGAGCAGATGCAGAAAGCGCTGGAATTTTCTGGCGAGCTGCTCATTCTTCAGGCAAGACTATATCCTATTCCAAACTTTGAGTATATTTGGCCGGATGGATTACCGTTATCAAAAATATAGAATTTAAAAGGAGAAAAAGAGTATGGATCTTAAATCAGTAAAAATCATTGCGGTAGATTTTGATGGAACTTTATGTGAGAACAAATGGCCGGAAATCGGCACAGCAAATGAAGAGTTGATAGAATATCTTCGTGATCGACAGAAAAACGGAGATAAGCTGATTCTTTGGACTTGTCGTGTGGACGATATGCTCAGAAAAGCCGTTGAATGGTGTAAAGAAAAAGAACTGGTGTTTGATGCGGTCAATGAGAATCTTCCGGAGATCGTCGAGAACTTTGGCTCCGATACCAGAAAGATATTTGCCAATGAGTACATAGATGATCGGAATACCTGGCCTCTGGAGGACGGAGTAGCTGACGTTCTTTATTTGTGTGATGGTAAAAGATGTGGAGATACTTGTTCTGGTACGGAATGCAAGCATACATCCGATATAACTTATGCGAAGAATTTCGTAAAGAGTGACAATGGCTCCTACTGGGAAAAGGAATCTGAAATCAAAGAGCCCGATTCACATGAGAAATCCAGTATGGAATTGTGGGCGGAAAGAGAAGTAGAAATTGCCTGCAAACACGAAGCACCTGATCGGAAACCAGGAGAATGGGATTACGGATGTGCTTGCTACGAAAGTGCATTAAAGGCATTCCGGAGTCTTTGTGAAGATGGTCACAGCGGATTTAGCATCAGCATGACAAAGTTTATCTTAAACCGATTGATTGAAGGAAAGCCGCTCACTTCTATCGAAGACACAGAAGATGCCTGGAGCGATATTTCTGATCGAAGTGGTCTTCGTGGAGAGATTGCAAATTACCAGTGTCGGCGGATGAGTTCTCTCTTTAAGTATGTATATGCTGACGGCTCTGTTAAGTACAGAGATGTCAACCGTTTCTGTGGTGTGAACTTGGATAATCCAGATGTATCCTACCACAGTGGCTTGATAGATCGAGTAATGGAAGAAAAATTCCCGATTACCATGCCGTATTTTCCGGAGAGCAAACCGTTCCGTGTGTATTGCGAGGAGTTTCTTACCGATCGGAAAAATGGCGACTTTGATACGGTTGGGATTCTCTATGCGATTAAGCCGGATGGAGAACGTGTAGAGATTAACCGATATTTCAGAGAAGGCGAAAAGGACTTTATTGAGATTGCCTCCTGCGAGTATGAGATGCGCCGAAAGATGTATCATGAGCTTCTGGAGAATCTGAAAAAGGAGAAAAATAGCAATGAATCGGAATAGATTTATCCAGGGATTAAAAAGTAATATCCAACTTTCCGAAAAAGAGAGGAAGCGGATTATTCGGAGAAGCCTTCAGAAATACCCATGGAAAACAAAATGTACGGTGGCGATGGAGGAATTTGCAGAGCTTCAACAGCAGATCAGCAAACAGGTTCGTGGTTATGGTGACAGAATTGGACTCTTGGAAGAGATGGCAGATGCTTATATTTGTCTGAATTTCCTGGAGTCCATTTTTGATATTAAGCCGGAAGATTTGCAGAAAGCTATAGATGTGAAGCTGGAGCGAGAAAGGAGAAATTGTAATGGCGGGACTTAATATGCAAATGGAGTGGAAAACAAGGCTTTGTCAAGTTGGCGAAAAGATTGGATATTTCCACGCATGGGAATATTATTCAAAACCTTTGGAGGCTAGTCCGTTAATGGGCGGAGCTCCGGCGGGAATATTTAGCAAGATGTTTGGTATTGTAGAGTTTTCAGATGGAGTCAGACGAGTTGATCCGTCAGAAATTGTCTTCTGCGATGAAGAGAATCGGATGCTTTCAGAGATGGAGAAAATGCGAAAGGAGGCACACTCTAATGATTAGTGTCTTTCTTTCAGCGACATGCTTAATTGTGGGTTTCTTCTTATATAGAAAAATAGAAGAAATCAGAAGCGATAGAAGACAACATTTATTTATGTATTGTCAGAAATGCGGAAATGAATTGATTAAGAACGGGTTATTTCTTGATAATACGAGAGACATGGATCGTTATAAATGTAGTAGATGCGGAGACATATCAACATGGGACGTGGCACATTTTCCCATACCGGTTTTAATAACCTGTTCAGATTGTGTTTATTTGAAATTTAATAGCGGAGGTGGAGGAGAGTGTTGTCAAGAATGTAGTCCGGAAAATAAAGTGAAGTTTAAATATAAGGGAGGGAATGTTACTAATGATTAAAATTGAAAATATAGAAATTATGGGTTGGGAACACGCTATTCGTGGAATGAGGAACCCGATGAACAGTTGGGAAAAATCTGATAGTGGAATCTGCAAAGGCGGAGACGATGGTATTGGATGTGAGAACTGTGCAAATCAGGAATATTGCACCCACGCATTTAATCGTTCCTGGCAGCTTGGTAAAGCAGACCACGATTTGATGATGCGACTTGCAGCCGGTGGACCGACTCATGCGAAGTATCGGAGAATGATTATGGTCTATGTAGATATTACCGCTCCGCTTTACTGGTGGAAGGAGTTTGACACTTATAAAGTAGGGACGGTGGCTAATTCCTGTTCTACCATGCATAAAATTGCGGCGAAGGAATTTACGCTGGACGATTTTAGTCATGAGCATTTAATAGTCGCCGGTCTCAATTCTTTAAAGAGAACTATCGAAGACTTAAATTCTTGTCGAGAAGGTTATCTTGATGAGAGCATCAAACAAAATCCCGAATGGAGAAAGGAAGTATGGTGGCAAATGATTCAGCTCCTCCCAAGTTCTTATAATCAGAAACGAACGGTTATGTTGAATTATGAAGTGCTGGCTGGCATTTATCCAATGCGGAAAAATCATAAACTCGATGAGTGGGTAGATTTCTGCAAATGGATTGAAACACTGCCATATTCGGAGATTATTGTTGGAAAGGGCGATGACAATGGTAATTCTTAAAGATTTGGTTCCATTGATACGAGAGAACGACATTCGGTTGCTCAGTTCCGATGGCGATGAGATATGTTTATTGAGTAAAGATTATACTCAAGAAATTCTTTCCCTCGAATATCTCAATATGACTGTGGACAGCATCTACAACGAAGAGGAAATATTGGACACGATAAATGTTCGTTTAAAGGAAAATACGGAGGACTAAAATCATGACATTACTTCAGCAGCTTATTATTCTTGTTGTTTTGTATATCTGCGCCTATTCTCTGGTTGACCGAATCTGCAAATGTATTGAACATTGTGCTTCAGCCAAAGGATACGCAAAGTTGGAAGAGGCGAAAATCCTCGCCAAAGAGCAGAATAAAGGAGAGTAACTATGTGGAGCCGAAAACTGATAAAAAATAAAATCTATGCTGTCCTGATTATCCTGATAGGAGCGTTGTCAGTCCCGATTGAATGGGATGCAACGTTCTTTTTATTTTCCCTGATTATGGGAGTACCGCTGTTCTTTGCGAAAACGAACTGGATTTATGAAGGGGATGAGGATGATGGGACGAGCCGAGAGGAGACGTGCTCAGAAATTAGCGCAAAAAGAAAAGACCGCTACATACAATCTCACGAAAGCGCAGCTCGATGCGGCCGTCCGTGAACAGGTAGGGAAAGAGCTGGAGCGAATCAAGCAGGAAGCTACAGACGACGCCGTAAACACTGCGATGATTCTGCTCCTGACTCTGCCGCTGGAAGTGCTGATGGACCATTATTGGACAAAATCTTATGCGAAGCGCATTCCGAAGTTTACCGAGCTGGTTCTGGAATACTACGAACGTTGGCAAAATGGTGAGCTGGACATGGAAAAGCTGAAAGAGGATTTGTGGGAATATGGCGGTGTAAAATTAGTTGAAAGTGAGGGTGAAGCAACATGAAATGTGTAATGGGAATTATTGCGTGTGTCGTTGGACTGGCGAGTCTGATTGGTCTGATTGTGTTAAAGGCAGTCAACTCGTCTGCGACCTATATGGATGATTCATTCCGGTGGGGAGGACGAGATGGGTATTAAAAATGATTGTCGAAAAAATGCTGAGGGGTATTCCGATCCGACTGCCTATGAAGCACTGAAAAACATTGAGCAGGAAGAGGACCGGTTCCATAAACTATTGGAAACCATTTTTACGTTGTGTGAACTGTCTGACTTCCATATTGAAGAGCGAATCGTTATTAAGGATAAACGAACCGGACGGATTTGGAGGTGATTATTTATGGATGATTGTCAGAAGACTATAGATGCTCTTGTCAAAGCGTTTGACGAATTTGCCGTGAAAGTAAAAGAGATGGCAGACGCTTTGGCTGAGGCATTCGGATTTGGACCGTCGGTATCCGAAAACAAAAGAAAAAAGAGTCTCAGTTCCCCGGCTCGATATGGGATGTCTTTGCGGAAATCTCGAAGGGACTCCTTCGTTAAGCAGTATTCTTACCGGCCGATTGCCCGGAAACACTTACCTTATCAGAGAAGAAATTATTGAAAATCATCTGTACAAAGCTTGAAAGTGGGTGAAAATCACGCCCACTTTTAGGTTTTGAAAAATGGGCTTTGGTCACTTTTATGTGGGCTTTTTGGAAAATGGGGAGAGCTTTGAGGAAGGATTCGGACGATTTTGGTCAAATTTGTGGCCATTTGCCCACTTTCTGCCCACTTTTAAAACCCCGATTTGGTCAGCAAAAACCCAGTATTTATGCGGGTTTTGGGCTCAAAGCCCACTTTCCCACTTTTTTTCTTAAACTATTATGATAGAAAGTTTAAAAGTATATAGTAATAGCGAAAAAAAAGTGGGTTTTTGGCCACGATCAAAAATGGAGGAAATCATGAGCAAGATTAGTTGGGAGAGCTTGTATGAAAATTTCAAATCAATTTATCCAAGGTTGTCGAGGTCATCCGTATATTTTCGTCCGTTCGGGTATATGAGTATAGTAGTGTACTTCGAGGACGGAATGAAGATGATCTACGATGACCTGAGAAAACAGGCTTATATCACAGCTTAAAGAAAAAGTCAAGAGTTAATGAAAATTCCTTTTCTTTACTATTGATCTGTGCTATACTGTAAATGCCACACAATTTTATATCCGACTTAATTATGGGAATCGCTTTGGTAAAAAGTGTATTCTCTCTTTACTCATACCCGTAATTAGGTCGAGATTGTGTGGCAACAATGGGAGAGCACTTTTTCAGGTGCGTCTCTTGTTGGGGCCGCACCTTTTTTTATTGCCCATATATTACTCGATCGAAAGGAATATACAATGGGAACGAACACTACCAACAAAAATAATAAAAGCTCGACAGATGTCATTGGTGTGATAAGTGCGCTGGCCGGTTTAGCAACTGCGGCAACGCCTTTGGTAGCCAACGCCATCAATAATGCAAAGAGTAAATCTTCTGATAAAGCGGAAGAAAAGATAAAAATACCGGAACTGTATCATAAAGGTTTTCCTATCGATTTGGAGCAGGCTGTTAGGATATTGGAAGATTGTGGACTAAAGAGTTCTACAAGCAAATTAACCATAAAAGAAGCAAATCCACGCTATAGGGATTGTTTTGATTCACAGGTGATAGGGTCCAATCCGAAACAAGGTACACTCGTAAAAATCGGTGCGACTGTTTGTTTAAGGTACATACCCGAAGAGGTTATTGTAGAAAGCCAAAGGCTATTTGACGAAACGCAGAGAGCCAAGGAAGAGGCGAGAGAACGAACTAAGGAAAAATTTTCTGTAGCCGTTCAGAAGACAAAACAAGGAGCAGTAAAAATATTTAAACGTAGTAATAAAGTAGAATCTATAGAGGAGGAAGTGTCGGATGAGTAAAGGCGGAAAAAAGAAAAGGAGTACAGCCGGTTTGATACTGGATGTAATTCTTACTTTGTGTACAGGCGGCTTATGGTTGATTTGGATATTGATACGGTATCTCAGAAACAATAGTTAAAGAAAATGGCATTTTGAGGCAGAGACTCTTAAACGAGTCCCTGTCTTTTTTTATGCCTACATTTAGTTCTTTTTTGCGCGCGAAAAATACATCGACTGTTATGAAGAGAGAGGGTTAAAATGGCCATTCTCTCTTTTATTTTGGAGAAAGGAGGCTCACTTATGCTGGAAAGCGAATTTCAGAACAAACTGATTCAGGAACTGAAAAGAATGTTCAAAGGCTGCATCGTAACAAAACTGGATTCCAGTCACATTCAGGGAATTCCCGATTTGCTGATTCTCTATAACGATAAGTGGGCCACTTTAGAATGTAAGAAAAGTGTTCGCGCCAAGAAACAACCAAATCAAGAATATTATGTTGGACGAATGAATGAGATGTCATTCTCAAGATTTATTTGTCCCGAAAATAAGGAGGAAGTGTTACATGATCTTCAACAAGCATTCAGCTCTTGAAGGGCAACACGCCTTTCTTGGCGCAAGCAAATATCACTGGATTAACTATGACGAATCCAAAGTTGCAGAATCGTACTCAAAATTCCTTGCAACTCAAAAAGGCACAGAGCTTCACGATTTCGCAGCAAGATGTATCACGCTTGGACAGAAACTTCCGAAGTCTCAGAAAACATTAAATATGTACGTGAATGATGCGATTGGTTT